TAGACATCCCTGCGGGCGTCTATAGTCACGGCGTTGACTTGGATTCTAAGGGTCGTTGGCTTGACTCCAGCCTTGTGCGTTGGACTAACAACGCTCCGCAGCCAGTAGGCGGCTGGGTGCAAGCAGCTAATATTGAGACGATTAGCGATGACCCGCATCTGGAAGATTCTGCAAGCTGGACTCAAGTAAACACAAGCTATGATGCCGACATTGATACCATTGAGATGGAGAATGTCGCTGGTACGGCCTCCAGCATCACGCAGAGCCTTTCTAGCGTCCTAGCGGTATCTACGGACTATGTTGTTGATGTCAACGTCACAGAGCTTTCTACGGGTGCCTCAGCGACCATTACGTTGGGCGGTGTGGCTTCATCTAGCAATGTTGAGTCAACGGGCCGTAGTTCGTTTGAAATCACCACAGGCGCGTCACTCCCAGATACAAACCTTGTGATCGAGCTTGATTCAGCCACGGGCGGCGAAACAGACACGATTACGCTTACTGAGATTGATGTACGGCAGAAGAGCCGACAGTCTCGTGGTATGCACGCATGGGTATCCAACAGTGGCTCGCCATACCTCTCGGCAGGGTCATACAGCAGGCTTGCTCTCGTAGACGGTAACGATGTTGTTTATGACATTACCCCGGCATCATTTACCACTGGCATCGCAGTGGCGGCAGAAAATCTTGGCTATGGCGGCAAAAACTATAGCTCTGGCGCATATGGCGTCCCCCGGGAAAGGGATTACTCGGTGGCAGCAGCTACAAACTGGTCTCTGGATAACTTTGGCGAGGACTTAATCGGCGTTTCAGATGCTGATGGTAATTTGTATGAGTTAGATGTTTCTGCCTTTGCCAGTTCGCCATCCACAACAGTCGCTACCAAGGTCATAGATAATTCGCTGGCAACAGACAACCGCAACTGGCCCGTTGCGATAAAGTCTATCGTTGTGACTGCCGAGCGATTTGTCATGTGTCTTGCCCCAAATAACGCTAGGAAAGTGCAGTGGTGTGACAGGGAAAACATATATCAATGGTATCCAGAGATTACGAACGAGGCTGGCGATATAGAGCTTCAGACATCTGGGAAAATTGTTGCGGGGGCTAGAGTCCGAGGCAGAACGCTAATCTGCACGGATGTTGATGCGTGGGTCGCAACATATCAAGGCCCGCCGACAGTGTTCGGCTTCCAGAAGATCGGTAACTCGTGCGGTTTGGTGGGCAGGAATATGCTCGCCTCTGTAGGGCCGACAGCCTTCTGGATGGGGGAGCGTAACTTCTTTGTATATGACGGCTCGACGGCCCGAGTTCTTCCCTGTGAGGTGCATGACAAGGTATTTACCGAGATGAACCTAAACCGTGTCAGCCACGGGTTTGCGGTAGCCAACCAGAAGTTTAACGAGGTGTGGTGGTTCTACCCGGGTGCCGGAGAAGACGAGAATACCCGCTACGTTGCCTACGACTACAATGAAAACCATTGGCTTGTTGGTGAGCTTGACCGCTGCTCTGGCGTAGATTCCGGCGTCTTTGTTGACCCCATGTGGATTGCAACAGATGGCGCGATATACCGCCATGAGTCAGGCTACGGGCATGAGGGTAGCTCAGTGTTTGTGGAGAGTGGTCCTATAAACATTGCTGATGGCGACAACGTGATGCGTATTACGGAGATGATCCCAGAAGAGGAGACGCAGGGCGAGGTCAGCGTGAAATTTAAAACTCGTTTCTACCCTAACGGAAGTGAGACTGAGCATGGCCCATTTGACCCGGCAAACCCGACAAGCGTTAGGATGACGGGCAGGCAAGTGAGAGTTCGGATTGACGGTGATGCAGAGGCTAACTGGCGAGTCGGAGATGTCCGGCTGCGCGTTAGCGGTGGAGGCAGGCGTTGAGTAGAGAGCTTCCGCCGCCATACTCCCGAGAGACTCCGCATCTGTGGGCAGAGGATTTGAACGATTACCTTACCCGGGTCCGAGAGTTGGTATCGCAAAAGCAGGCGTCAGACGTAGCGGCAGAAAATGGAATTTTGCTGTATGACGCAAGCAACGGATATCTAGTTGTGTCAGTCAGCAATGAATTTGTGCAGATTTTGATGGCAAAAGGTAACAGTCTACCCACAACGCTGCCGTCAGATTCTGGCGTCATATGGAATGATGGAGGCACGTTAAAGGTTTCGTAAGGGGTGGTATAATGGAGGAATTGGACGCTGAGTTAGAGCGTTGCAGGCCGTGGATTGATGCGGCCTTGGATCGCGGCGGCAACACGCACTTATTTGAGGATATTGTGAGCGCCGTCAAAGCAGGAACCATGCAGTTTTGGCCTGCCGAGGATGCTTGCGCTGTTACAGAGATAATAGTGTACCCCCGGAAGAAGGCGCTGCACGTTTTTTTAGCAGGGGGCAACATGGACACAATCGTAGATATGGATGAGTCGGCTGTGTACTTTGCGAGACAAAATGGTTGCTCATCAATGAGTATTGCGGGTCGGAAGGGCTGGCAGAGAATTTTACAGGATAAGGGCTATAGGCCCGTACTCACAAGTCTAGGTAAGGACATTTAATATGGGCGGCGGCGGAAAGGGTGGCAGTCAATCAACTCAGGTAGAGATTCCTGCGTGGGCAGAGTCAGCCATGAAGGAGAACCTAAGAAAAGCAAGCGCGATGGGCGAGATCGGCTATATGCCGTATTACGGACCAGATACCGCCGCGTTTACCCCCATGCAAGAAGCTGGAATGCAGGGTGCGTATAACGCTGCCGCAGCATTCGGTCTTGCAGAGCCGGGCGGTGACGCTATGGCTGGTGTGCCAGAGGCTAAAGATTTTGGCGGCGGATTGAGAGGTTATTCATCTGGCGATCTGTTTGAGCAGGCCCGAGCAGAGTTTGAGTCTAGAAATCCGCAGCAAGCCGCAGCATATAACCAGTTTTTCAAGCCCTACGGGACGCCCGAAACAAACCCAAATAACCCGGGAGATATGCAGGCACCCGGATTTATACCACCCTACGGGACGCCCGAGTTTGACGCATGGGCTGCACAATTTGGCACCCTAAGATTCTAAGGACATATTATGTTTGCCCAACCATCAAGAGCTAATTTATCAAGACCAATGAGCGTACCTCCGGGTAGCCCTCGTCAGACCGCAGGCGGTGGTTTTGGCGGCAAGGGCGGTGGTGGCAGTAGTCAGGTTTCGGGATCGCCCGGTAAAGGCGGCGGCGGTCGCCCCATGCAGGCGTTTGGCAATATAAATAAGATGAACACCGATATCGGGTCATCTGGTCAAGGACAATATCAAAGGCCAATGGCAGATATGTTTTCTGGCGGCTCTAGTATGGTTGACAAATTAAAAGCAACACACAATGCAAGCGCAGCAAGCGGAATGCCAAACTCAGGCTCTATTGACCGCACTGGTACGCTTACATCTTTGCCGTATATGGGGTCACCAAACGCTGGTCAGGCCGCCATCCAAAACGCTGTCGGGCCTACAGGCGGCATTGCGTCTCAATTGTACGCACCAAATCTTACGGTAGCCGATGTGCAGAGAGCGCAGCCTATGGGACAGATGTTGCCGCCGTCACAGCCAAGCCCGCAAACGCTGACGCCTCTTCCGGGTTTTCAGCCGCAGCAGGCAATGCCAAGCCCACAAACGCTAACACCTATGCCGGGTTTTCAGCCGCAGCAGGCAATGCCAAGCCCGCAGATCCCGCAGCTTCCCGCTGGGTTAATGCAAAGATTACAAAGTTTTGGGGGTTTTTAAATGGGCAGTTCAGCAGGCGGACAGCCAGTAGCATCAGCAGGCGGCGGAGTGCCAGCAAGCGGCGGAAAGGGCGGCGGAATGGCTGGACCTTCTTATGAGGGGCTTGATGCGTTTCAGCAATCCGCACAAGGAATGACACAAGCCTACGGCGGTATGCAGAACGCCATGAATTACCAGCCTATGATGGTTGAGGGAGGCGGCTACAGCCCCAACATGGGCGCTGGATTTCAAAGTGTTACGGCGCAGCAACTTGACCCTAACGCCACTGATTATGCGGCGGCACAGTTCCAGCAAGCTGACTTAGATCGGTTTATGAACCCCTATACGGGGGAGGTAATTGATCAGTCTATGGCTGATATTGAGCGCAGCAGGCTGATGCAGGCCAACCAAGCGGCTGCACAGGCGCAGGCGGCAGGCGCATTCGGTGGATCTCGCGGTGCGCTGATGGAGGCAGAGATTGCCCGTAACGCACTAGATCAGTCAGCAAGTACTGCGGCTAACTTGCGTAACCAAGGCTTCCAGTTTGCAGCGCAACAAGGACAGCAGGATGCTGCTCGACGGCAGCAGGCTTTGCAGCAGAACGCACAGCAACAGCTACAGTCTTACTTGGCGAACCAGAGCAGTGCCTTGCAAGCCGGGATGACAAACGCCCAGCTTGGCGCACAGACAAGCATTGCCAATCAGCAAGCCGCTAACCAAGCCCAGCAGTTTGGCTTAACTCAGGGGCTGCAAGCCGCACTAGCTAATCAAGGCGCTGGATTGCAGGGCGCTGGATTGCAGATGCAGGGCGCTCAAGGCTTGGGCGCGCTCTCAAATCTTGGCTTTGGAATGGGTCAGGATGTGCTTTCTGGAATGCAGACGCAAGGTCTGATGCAGCAGATGCTTGCACAGCAGATGATGGATAGGGCTGGGCCTCAAGGCCAGTTCGGGGGCTATACAGGCGCTACCGGGCAGGCACTCGGCAATCTGGCGCAGGCTCTTGGCGCGACTCAAGTGCCGCAGAGTCAGTCAACCTCTAGCGACCCCGGTCTGTTTGGCTGGCTGTCTATGCTTGTTGGCTCTGACGCTAGGCTCAAGAAAAACATCCGCAGGGTGGGCAAGACTCCGGGCGGGCATAACCTTTACGCTTGGGATTGGAAGAAGCAGGCCAAGTTCGTGTTTGGCAAAACTGGCTCTGACATGGGCGTACTGGCGCAAGAGGTCGGTCTAGAGAAGGGCGGCATCCGAGACTCTATGGCTACTCGGCAGGCGCAAGCTACTGGAGGTCAGGCCATGCAGATGGCTAACCAGCCGCTTATGTCTCCGGTTGGACAGAATCCTCTGTCGCCCCCAGTGCCACAGATGTCGCCAGTACCTCCGGCAATACCCCAGCCTGCGACTGCATCGCCAGATATGTTTGACCACATCCAAAAGTTTGTAGGTTACCTCGGTAACGGTAATATGCAGGGCGGAATGCCTGTGGGCGGAATGCCTATGGGGGGGAGGCCTGCAGCTTTAAATGGTCCGGCAAATACTCCAAACATGGGTCTTTTGGCGCAAGATTTTACGGCACGTAACCAAGAAAGTGGTGGATTAAGAGGCAAGTTGGAAAAACTAATCATGGGCGGAATGGTGTAAGAAAATGGCATTAATTGATTTGCTCATAAATGCGCTAGATCCTACAAAGCAGACAACGCCACCATACGTCCCGGGTCCGGCACAACCGGCCTCGGTGTTTGCTAATGCGCCATTTCCGGTCAACCCAAACCCAGCGCCACCGACACCCCCTGCGCAGCCACCGCAGCCATCGCCAGCGACAGCCTCTCAGCTTGAACTGCAAATGGCAGACCCAGAGGTGCAGCGGATGATGGCGGCTATGAACGCGCCTGCGCTTCAATCTGTGGCTGGTGGATCAACAAACCCTAGACCAGAAGCGCCCGGGTTTTTGTCATCTCTTGGTAGGGGCGCACTTGATTACTTGTCTGACCCAATCAACCGCAAGCAGTTGGCGATCGGCTTTAATGCCATGCGCCTTAACCCAGATGCTAACCTAGCGCGATCACTACAAGGGCAGATAGAAACTGAGCAAGGGCTACGGCTGCTCCGGGGCCAAGGCAACAAAACCGCCGATGCGTTAGAGCAAAGGGCCAACAAGATCGCCAAGACCGATCCGCAGAGAGCGGCTCAACTGCTAACCGCTGCAGAGTTTATCCGTAATAACCCTACTAATACTGAGGGTATTTCCGCAGCTGCAAACCTGTTGTTCGACTCATCTCAGTTTGCACCTACGGTGTCAGGCGTTCAGACAGATCCTGTAACTGGCGAGCAGTATGTGGTTATCACTGACCGCAACACAATGCAGCCGAAGCGCATGACCGTAGGTGGCGCTAGGCAGCTGACGCCAGCGGCAGAGGCAGAGCTTGAGACGCAAAACGCAATTAGGCTTCAGGATATTAGTTTTGCCCAAGAAACGGGTCAGGCGGCAATGGGTCAAGTTGCAGATTTAGACCGTCAAATTGAAAAGATGGTTGTGGCATATAAGGCACTGAGAGATCAAGGCGCGCGATCCGGCATTTTTATAGGTGCGCTACCCGCCTTTGACGCTGGCACAGCGCAGTTACGATCAATGGCAAACCAGTTAGGTATTGACGTTATAAACTCCGCGACATTTGGCGCATTGAGTCAAGAAGAGCTAAAGCTGGCTCTCCGCACGGAGCTGGATCTTACCCTTTCGCCGCCAGAGCTTATGAAGCAGATTGACGCTCAGATTCGGGCAAAAGACAAGCTGCGAAATGAGCTATTCAAAATGGCGCAAGGACTGACTAGTGGTGTGGGATACTCAGACTATATTAAGAAGTATCAGTTCGTACCTTTAGCTCCGCCAGAGGGTGTGCCTCTTGATGTGTGGATGGACGCAACACCAACGCAGAAAAGAGAGCTAACAGCGGCGGCACAACAATAATGGCTAGAACGACAGAAGAAATCATTGCGGAAATCCGGGCTGGACAGAGTCAATCATCAGCCATGCCGGTAGAGTCTCAAAAGTTCCGCACTGCCATGCAGGGTGCTACTTACAACTTTGCTGATGAGATAGAGGCCGCTGTTCGTAGCGTCCTACCAGAATCCTTGGGCGGCGGCGAGTACGAGGCAATCCGCAACGAGCTACGTCAAAAACTCTCGGCGTACAAGGAGGCCAACCCGGCAGAGGCACTGAGCTACGAGCTTGCTGGCGCATTGGTCCCGGCGATTGGCATGATGGCTGTACCGGGCCTGCAAGGTGGTGGCGCGTTACGGTTAGGAACTATTGCTGGCGCTGAGGGGCTTGGATCTTACTTTGGACAGCTTGATGAGGTTGATGATGCAACCGCGCTTGATGCCGGCTTGGCTACTGGTATTAGTGCAGTAGGTGGCCCATTAGCTCAGAAGGGACTGTCAGCTGCAGGCGCTGGCGGCAGCAAATTGATTAAATTTGTGCGGGGTAGGTTCGGTGATGCCCCAGCCACGGCAGTTCAATCTGAGTTGCGTAGGCTTGCTGAGGCTACAGGTCAGAGTGTTGACGAAGTCATACAGGATGTCATGGACGGCAGGATCATGGCGGAAAACCGCACCCTACAGGCTTCTATAAGGGCGCTGCGTAGCCAAGGCGGTGGCGCGGCTAGAGAGATTACAGAGCAGTTACCAGCAAGGCGTCAAGCCACACGCGCCGTTGCGATGGAAGGTATGCAAGAGGGTCTCGCTCCCGGCATGAGCGGTAATGTCATTAAGGCGATGAAGGCTACGGATGAAGAGCTTGGCAGGCTAGAGAGAGAGGCTTACAAGGCTGTTTTTGGCGGAATCCCTAATGTAAACACTGCACTTGCGAGAGAAATGGAGTCAATACTGGGTCGTTTTCCAGATGCTCGCGCAGCGATGGGAAGGATTTACAGAAAGCGGAACACTGTACCACTTTGGGATGAAGAGCGAAATATACTGCGCCGAATGCCTAACCTAGAGGATGCGGAGATTCTACGCAGGCTGATAGATGATGAGGCGTCAGTGCTGTTCAGAGGCGGTTCTGGCACTGAAGGCGCGGCAACCGCTGATATAGCAAACGCATTTAGAAAAATGCTTGATGATGCGTACCCAGATGTAAGGTCCGTTAGAGCAGATGCGGCAGTTCGCAGAGAAATGCGCGACCAGTTTGCTGCGGGCCAGAAGGCTCTTAGCATGAACGCCGATGCGCTAGATGTGGCGTTTGATGAGGTTAAGGGGAAGGGAGATGCGGCAGTACGCGCTTTCCGCGCTGGTGTTATGGACGCTATTAGAAATGCTGCTAGACGCCGCCCCGCACTTATGGGACGCCTTGCTGATCCTGAGCGTCAGGAAGGTGCTGTGTTGCGTGTTGTTTTCCCAGATGAAGGAGTAGAGCAAATACAGAAACGGCTAGAGATAGCGGAAGGCTCTCAGGATCTCTACGGTAAAGTCTTTCAAAACTCTATGACAGCCCCAGAGCAGGCTGCTAGATCACTAATGGGTACTGGCGACATCAGTGCATTTGAGATGCGCGAAATGTTGACGGGCAACCCTGCTGCGCTTATATCTGGTCTTGGAAAGATGATCTCCAACGCTATGCCGCAGATGTCAGACGCAGACCGTACAAGCGTTGCAAGGGTGCTGCTGTCTGATGATCCGCAGCTAGTAATGAGGGCGCTAACAGACAACACCCAGCTTGATAAACTGCTGGCGAAAATACAGCAAATCGTAAATGCTGGTGCTGCAGGCGCAAGAACGGGTGTCGCTCAACAGACCGGCGGCTTACTGGCAGAGGAAAATTATTAATGCTCAAGCCAATGACAGAGCAAGAGATTGAGTCAATCGCCCGGGAAGCGGCAAGCGATGCAGTTGATTTTGTTGAGTCTGAGATTGCCGAGGACCGAATCAAGGCCCAGCGGTACTTTGACGGCGAGGTAGATATCGGTGAGGAAGAAGGCCGGTCAAAGGTTGTAGCCACTAAAGTGCGTGACACTATCCGAGCCATCAAGCCTTCTCTTATGCGCGTGTTCTTGTCTACGGATAAGCCTGTGGAGTATGTTCCCCGGGGGCCGGAAGACGTACAGTCCGCAGAGCAGGCAACCGAATATATGCACTACGTTTTCAACGAGCATAACGGTTACCGAGTGCTGAATGACGCCTTCCACGATGCAATGGTGAAGAAGGTCGGCATCGTTAAGGTTTACTGGGACAACTACCAAGAGCAAGAAACCTACAACTTTGAAAATCTCAATGAGATGGAATACCGAATCATCACCATAGATGATGAAGTTGAGGTGCTGGAGTCAACAACACGCATAGATGTTCAAGTTGATGAGATGGGCGTGCAAGTTGAGACCCCATACTACGATGTCAAAATTGCGCGTTACAAAGATGTGGGGAAGATGTGCATTGAGTCGGTGCCACCGGAGGAGTTTTTTGTAGACCGTAGTGCTAGGAGCTTAGATGAGGCATACGCCGTTTGTCACCGCACAGAGATGCGGATAGGCGACCTGATCTCTATGGGCTATGACTACGAGGATGTAAAAAACCTAAGCGGACTCCAGCATTCAGACACGTTCTCAGATGCTGAAGAGTTTGAGCGCCGTGGGTATGAAGACACTAACGAGGATGACAACATCCAAGACCCAGCGATGCGTCTGGTAGCGGTTACTGAAGTCTATATGGATATAGATGTAACCGGGAGTGGCGTACCTACGCTACAGAAAGTGACGCTAGGGGGCGCACAGAACAAGCTGCTGGACTACATGGATTGCACCCATATCCCGTTCGCCGTGTTTGAGGTGGACCCAGAGCCACACACTTTCTACGGTCGCTCAGTAGCTGACCTAATCATGAACGAGCAGGACGCATCTACGGCTATGCTGCGGGGCGTTTTGGATAACGTAGCTCTAACAAACAGCCCCAGAATGGAAATCCTTGACGGCGCGGTAAATGTCGATGACTTGCTCAACAATGAGATTGGTGGTGTTATCCGGGTGAAGCAGCCCGGAGCAATCACCCCACAAGCTATTCCGTTTGTTGCTGGTCAGACCCTGACTGCGCTGCAGTACATGGATCAAGAGATTGAAGATAAGACCGGCGTTACCCGGGCATCCACAGGCTTGTCACCAGATGCGCTGCAGAACACTACAGCCGCAGCGGTGCAGGCCACGGTACAAGCGCAAGCTGGGCAGATTGAGGTCATGGCTCGGAACCTTGCGGAAGGCGGAATGCGCCAAATGTTTACTCTGATGCTCAAGGTCATGCACGAAAACGTGGAAGAGCAGCAGATGATGCGTATCGCTGGCGCAAATTACGTCCCGGTAGACCCCCGGTCATGGAATGTGACAATGGACGTTACCGTAAACGTAGGGCTGGGTACAGGCAGAGAAGAGCAGAAGCTGGCTGCGCTCACGCAGGCATTCCAAGTACAGCAGCAGATATTGGGCCAGTACGGGCCACAGAATGGCATCGTAACGCTTACTCAGGTACGCAACACACTAGCAGATATGCTGGCGCTTAATGGTATCCGCAACAGCACACGGTACTTCAACCCAATGAACCCGCAGACTGAACAGCAACTGCTACAGCAACAGCAGCAGGCGGCACAGCAACAAGGTCAGCAGGGAGATCCGCAGGCCGAGGCGTTCCTGCAAGCAGAGCAGATGAAAGCGCAAGCTAAAGCTCAGACTGACATGGCGAAGCTGCAGGCGCAGACACAGAAAGATCAATTCAAGCTGCAGTTAGAGGCTCAGAAGGCCGCTGCAGATGATGACTTGGCGCGTGATAAAATGGATCAGGATTTGCTTGTCAGTGCCGCAGAGATACTGGGCAAGCACGGCACAGCCGTAGATGTTGAAAGAATCAAACAGATGCAAGCTGTACCTAGATGAACATAAAGGATCTAGCAGCTGGCATGAGGCGGCTACAAAGTGACGATGCTTTTAGCTACCTAGTAGAAAAGATTAAAAAAGATCAGGGCGATATCTTTTTTAACCCGTACTCATCAGACGATGAGCGGGCGGAGGCGCATACGATTATTCGGGCGCTTGGAAAGATCGAAGATTGCATAGCCCAAGTCTTACAAGACGAAGCAATCTACGATAAAAAACGTAAATGAGGACTCAGTACCGTGGACACGACTGAACTTAGTAGTTTTGACAGCGCCGTAGAAGGTTTACTTGCCCCGCAACCCGAAGCCGAAGAGGTGGAGGCCGAGGCAATTGAAGAGAGCGAAGCCGAAGAGGTGGAGCTTGATGAAGACACGGAAGAATTTGAAGAGCCTGATGGCTATGAAGATGAAGCCGTAGAACCGGACGAATACGAAGGACCAGAAGATGATGACGTTCCGGCCCCTCCACTATACACCGTCAAAGTTGACGGCAAGGAAGAGGAGGTAAGCCTTGATGATCTCAAGCAAGGATATAGTGGTCAAAAGTATGTCCAGAAAGGAATGCAAGAAGCCGCTGCCATGCGTAAGCAGGCAGAAGATGTGTACGCAAACCTGTTAAATGAGCGCCAGCAAATCAGCCACCTGTTGCAAGTAGCACAGAGCGGTTTGCCGCAAGCGCCGACACCTCCAGATAAGTCTTTGAGGGATGTTGATCCAATTGGATACACCAGCGCCCGGGAAGACTATGAAGAGGCAAAGCAGGCATATGACTCGCAAGTTTACCAGCTGCAGCAAGTAGCGCAGCAGCAAGGTCAAGCAGAGCAGTATGCCCAGCGCGTTTATTTAGAGCGTGAGATGGAGACGTTAAAAGCTGTAGTGCCAGAGTTTTCAGAGCCAGATACAGCAGCCCAAGCCCGGGACCGTCTAGTGACGATGGGCCAAGAGGTTTACGGATACAATCCGGCTGAAATTGGTGCAGTAATGGACCACCGCGCAATCCGAGTATTGCATGACGCCATTAAGTATCAAGAATTGATGTCTGGTAAGAAAAAAGCAGTCACCAACGCGAAGCCAAAGGCGAAACGCACGGTGAAGGCAGGCGCTAAGAGAACGCGATCCAACGCAGACGCCGAGCGACAAACTCGACAAAAACTGAAGAAGAGCGGAAGCATTGATGACGCTCTTAACTTAATCCTTAAATGAGGTAATTAATCATGGCACAGCCAACCAACACGTTTGACAGCTATGATGCTGTCGGCATCCGAGAAGATTTGAGCGACATCATCCATGATGTGTCGCCCGAAGAAACGCCGCTCTACTCAGCCTGCGGAAAAAGCAAGGCTCGTAACACTTACCACGAATGGCAAACTGACGCACTGCGCTCATCTGCAGCTAACGCTCACATTGAGGGTGACGCGACTGCTGCCGAGACTCGCACCGCGACCGTTCGCTTGGGTTCGTACACGCAAATTTTCAAGAATGCGGTAATCATCCCCGGCACTGACGAAGGTCTTGATAAGGCCGGTCGTGCTAAGGAAATGGCTTACCAGACTCTGAAGATTGCCAAAGAGCAGAAGCTCGACATTGAGAAGGCTTTGTTTGCTAACAACGCCCGCGAAGCTGGCTCTAGCTCTGCTGCCCGTGAGCTTGCTGGCCTTCCTTCATGGATCGTCACCAACATCGACGAGGCTGGTGACGCTACCGTGGCTACTGGTGACGGCACTGATGCCCGCACTGACGGCACGGCTGCTGCATTCTCGCAGGCCCGTTTCGACGGTGTAATGCAGTCAATCTGGGAATCAGGTGGTAACCCAGATTCTGTTTACCTGTCAGCGTTTCAGATGAACGTGGCGCTTGGCTTTGATGGCAACAACAACCAGCGCAGCAACATCACCGCTGAGTCTGAGAAGGTCATCAAGCACATGAGCGTATACGTCACTCCTTGGGGTACTGTTAAGTTTGTACCTTCCCGGGAGCAGCGTGGTTCAGATGTCTTTGTTATCCAAGACGATATGTTTGAGGTAGCCGTACTGCGTCCTACCAAGAACGAAGCACTTGCCAAAGACGGCGACTACGAGAAGCGTCAGGTTGTAACTGAGCTTACTTTGGTCTCCAAAAATGAAAAGGCTTCTGGCGCGGTTTACGACTGCTCCACTAGCTAATCTTGACGGGGGCTACGGCCCCCTTTTCTCATTGGAGGCGATGTGAAGGTAAAGGAAGAGTTTGTTGATCTGGGTGGCACTAAGTTTGGCATCCGCACTGAGTACGACAACACACCATACCTTGAGCGTAATCAGCAGCTGCGATCTGCCGGGGTCGGCAAAGACGATATGCTTTCTGACTCATGGTATGTAGGCGATATCCCGATGCACCTTCTGGCGATGTGGATGAAGCAAGAGGGCGTGTCTTGGGAAGATCATGACGGGATGCAGAAGCTAATCATTAAGAAGCTGAACGACCCCAACTTCAAGAAACTACGGATTGTCGAGGGTAAGATATGAAAGCGATTATTGCTCTATTTTTTGCGGCATTAGTCACTGGTTGCGCGTCCAGCACCAGCCAGTATTACGAGGCGGTACAGAGGGCTGCGGAAGCAAACTCGGCAGCGGCACAATCTAAGTTTGAGGCGCTGTCAAAGATTGCGGCGAGTGGTGATGGTCAGGCTGCGAGCGCAGCTGTTATGGCTTTGGCCTTAACGCAAACTTCTACGGTTCAGCCAATCCCTCAGCAGTCAGAGGCGATCCAGTGGGCGTCAGTTTTAGCATCGCCCGTAACATCTCTTGGCATGATGTGGATGCAGGCAGATTCAGCTAAGACAATGGCCCGGTACAACAGCCAAGCAGAGCTTGCTAGGGTCGCGGCTGAATCCAAAGACAATCAAGCGTTGTATGGGGCATTTGTAGACACAGCATCCGCTGGCTATTCAGCACTGGGCAACATGGACTACACGCCATTCGTTGATGGGATGGTCACGCTGGGTACTGCTGGTATCGACGGCGCAGTTGATCTGGGTACGGCGGGCTTTGATTCTAACGTCACGCTGGGTACGGCTGGCATTAACGGCGTAGTCAATATGGGAACTGTCGGAATTAACGGCGTAGTAGATATGGGTGTGGCTGGAATTGGGGGGGTAGCCGATGTCAGCACCGTGGGGTTTGGAACTTTGCTGTCACTGGACAATGGGAACAACGATCTTTTGGATGGTGTATGGAGTGAGTACACTGCCGCCATCGCTGAGATCATGGCGAATGTTCCGCAAGTGAGCTGTGCGGTAACAACAAACGCTGACGGCTCATCATCTGTCAACTGTTCACCATAGGGGTTTGGGTGATGGCACAGGAAGAGGTATTCCTGAAGCGGTTAGATCGGTTTGAGGTAAAGTTAGACAAGCTGACAGAGGCGGTAAGCGCCATCGCAAGGGTAGAGGAAAAAGTGTATTCATCTAACAAGCGGGTTGACCGTCTTGAGTACAGGATGGATTTGATTGAGACTGACGTTGATAAGGCGAAGGAAACGATCAACAAAAATGCTCAGACCGTTAAAGCTACGGAAAGATTTTTTTGGGTTGCGATTTCCGCGATTGTTTCTATCGCCGTTTACATGATGAGGTAGTTATGGATCGGCAGAAAGATTTTGAGATTGCAGTACAAGTTATGGCGGAGGCTGGAGAGGCGTTTAAGGGCTACATCTACCGAGTGGGTGATGCAACTTCTCAACTAGCTAATGTGACCTTTCTGTTTGGCATGAACCCAAACGAGTCGATTAGCAGTCGATCATATCGGTTGCGTGCCAACCCGGTGTGGAACTCTGCCCGGGTTACGATTGATCTGTTGTTCAAGCTGGTAGAAAGAGAGCATTGCAAGTCAGCTTACTTGCGTGATCTGCAGCGTGCGAGCGAGATGATCTCCAAGTGACGGGCGTGATCGAGTTGATTGCTGGCGTATTCAAGCCCGCGGCAAAGCTAATTGATGATTTACACACTTCAGATGAAGAGCGGCTAAAGGCTCAAGGCCACTTGCTTGACGTTCAAGCGGCGGCAATGCAGCGCGTCTTTGATTACGAGGCTGAGTCGCTCAAAGCAAAGGCGGGGATCGTGCAAGCCGAGGCAAAATCTGAACATTGGGTGACAGCAACTTGGCGACCCATTACAATGCTCACCTTCCTTGCCCTAGCGGTGGGGGATTCTCTGGGATGGCTTCCAAACCCGCTGCGCGATGAAGCGTGGACCCTGCTGCAGATTGGCTTGGGTGGATACGTTGTTGCGCGGTCAGGGGAAAAGATAGTTACTCAGGTTCGCAAGACCCAACAATGAATTATTTTTCTAAGGATGAGTTGCGCTGCAAGTGCGGCTGCAACGTCTATCGCTTTGACGACGATGCGCTATCAATACTCAATAGCATTCGCCACGATTGCGGCTTCCCTCTTCCCGTTTCTAGTGGTTATCGCTGCACTCAGCATCCCATAGAAAAACGCAAGAGCAAGCCCGGGGCGCACACTACAGGTAAGGCGGTTGACCTAGCGGTTGATCGCGGTCTTGCCCATACAGTCTTGCGCGTAGCATTTGCACACAACGTCCCCCGGGTTGGCGTTAATCAAAAAGGTGACGGGCGCTTTATCCATTTGGATTGGTGCGATGATCTTCCCGGCCCTACCGTCTGGTCGTACTGACCTGTAGCGTCACGCTACATACAGCACACAAAACTGTTGACCTGACACATATTGGTGTCCATACTCTTTTCTGAGTCCCGGGTTGCGGGCGTAACGGAGGAAAGTATGAAAGACGCATTTGAGCAAGCAGCAGAGCAGGCTGTCGCAGAGTTGGTCAAACACTCTTTAGTAGAAGACAGCATCAAGCAGGAGGTTGCCAAGCACCAGCTAAACGGTGCGCGGCATCTGGTCGCACACATCATTGACTTGGTTCAAGAGTCTATCCAGACCGATGGTGACTTCATGAATACGATTGACCGCGAGCGGTCACCACAACAGTGGCAGTATTTCGACGGCTACATTAATGCCCGCAAGTTGGACCTTGATCACCTTTATCGTCTGCGCGACTTCATGAAGGAGTCAGACTGATGATTGCGATCTGGATTGACTACGAGCCTGTGTCAGAAGAGCAGGACATTATCAACGGCGCTCGGATAGTAGATGTTGAAGAGCGAGGCTGCTGGGTGATGGCTGACCCGCACGACATTGACGCGCAATACGACATCAACGGCGGTTGCTACATTGATGAGGCGTGGGGCAATAAAACTTTGGTTGAAGAAGTCGAGTACACCGTTCGCAAATGCACATGGTGTAATTACAAGATTTTGAATGCAGAGGATGTCGTTGAGACGCTGGAGGAAATGTATGCCTGAGTTAGATTCTGAGTTGCAGGAGTATGTCGATACCTACTACCGCAACAGACCGCTGTTTGATGTCAGCCAGTTTGTACTTGGCTGGCAGGACTGTAAGGAAGGGAAGCCAGCTAACGTCGAGGACCGAGCATATGTTGCTGGTTACGGCGCTCGGTATTGGCATGAGCAAGAGCAAGATCGGAGGACGATGGTATGACAGATGGAGTGGTAAAGATTCATGGTCGGGAGTACAAGACCGTAGCGTTACGGGTGGCGGAGTTTAACGAGCAGTATCCAGAGTGGTCTATTGTGACCGAGCTTGTCTCCGCTGATGATGAAACTGTTGTGATGAAGGCGTTGGTGCTAGATCAGGACCAGCGCATAAGAGGGACAGGTTATGCGGAGGAGAAACGGACGGCATCTAAGATCAACAAGACAAGTGCAATGGAAAATGCGGAAACGTCAGCAATCGGCAGAAGCCTCGCAGCTTGCGGGTTTGCCGGTACTGAATTTGCGTCAGCAGACGAAGTTGCCAACGCCATTTCGCAGCAAAACATTGATGAGCAAGTTTCTTCCCAAGTCGCTACACTCATGGCCCATAATGAAGCCGTGAGAAATGATTGGGAAACCGTCTCTTACATGAAGGCGGCATTTGTGGAAAAAGATGCACTCGCATTTGCGGAGGCATGGCTGGAGTTAAGTGACGCGCAGAAAGAGGCGTTGTGGTTAGCTCCATCAAAGGGTGGTGTATTCACCACAGAAGAGAGGGCGTACCTACGCTCAAATGAAGTAAACGCAGCACGTAAGGAGATCATTAATGGATAGTGAGTTAATCGGGGGTCTATACCCGAAGAAGCGTGACGGTCAGCCAGACTTTGTTATTGGCAAGCTGTCAATCAACGTACCTCAGTTTCGCGAGTGGATGGCTGAGTATCTGAAGGCCAACCCGGGTGGCGAGTGGATCAACATTGATATGTTGGTGAGCAAAGCCGGTAAGGGTTACGCGAAACTAGACACTTGGGAGCCTGAGAGCAAAGAGGAACCCAAGTCTGAGCCGGTGTCGGAAGACATCCCATTTTGAGGTAGCTATGGAACGAATGGATGTAGGTAAGCGCATCCGGGCGTTGCAAGATCAGCGCGGGGTCAGCACCCGCGCACTTGCCCGCCTAATGGATGAACACCCCAATCAGGTGGTGAGATGGCGCAACGCGAAGACTGTTAAGGTTAGCGTTGTGGAAGATTTTTGTTCTGCAATGGAGATAGGTGTACCTGAGTTTTTCAGTGACTACGAGCCACTATAGGAGGGGTTTATGTCAGCGCAAGATATTCTGGATCGCGTCCAGAAGTACAAGAAGACCGGCAGCGGGAAGTGGATGGCAACGTGTCCTGCACACGGCGATCTGTCGCCATCACTGTCAGTCACAGAGCTAGAAGACGGGAGGGTGTTAATCAACTGCTACGCTGGCTGCGGCGCAATTGATGTTTTAGCGTCCGTAGGGCTGGATTGGCAGACCCTATACCCTGACACCGACCAGAACTTCAAATCGCTCAGAAGGCCATCAGAGGCTTCTGTGGAGGACTTTGTGGTTGAGTTGGCGGAACACGCCAAGAAGACCGGGCAGCAACTGTCCCGGGAGGACAAGCTGCGCTACGCCAAAGCATTAAAAAGGGGCGGGCGTCAAAACCAGTTTGTGGACACAGTGGTAAGGGGGGCGTCCGGTGAAGTGGGTAAAGCATGATACTGACGCGCATAGGGACGCCAAGCTGAAGAAGCTGATGTTGTCCTACGGAATGGAGGGGTACGGACTGTACTGGTATTGCGTCGAGCTAATAGCGGGCGATGTCAGCGCAGAGAAGTACAACTTTGAGCTAGAGCATGATGCGGAAATCATCAGCCATGACACCGGGATCTCAATCACCAAGGTAAACGAGATGATGGCGTTTATGGTGGACTTGGATTTGTTTGAGAATGACGGCGGCATCATTACCTGTCTGAAAATCGCCAAGCGGCTGGATTCATCAATGACTAGCAACCCAGAAATGCGGAAGCTAATCAGTAGGTTGAAGGACGTAGGTGACGCAGATTCTCACAGCAGTCATGACCCCGTCATGATAGAGTCATGCAAGACTAGATTAGATAAGACTAGAAAAGATAGTAAGGGGTCCAAATCGAAACGATTTGTCCCGCCGTCTTTGGAGGAGATCGCTACTGTTTGCAAAGAGCGGGGATATCTTTTCGTAGACCCAGATTCATTCTTTCACTTTTACGAGTCCAAGAACTGGATGGTTGGTCGGAGCAAGATGAGCAATTGGGTGCAGGCGGCTGCCGGGTGGAATGCCCGGGAGAAAAAGCGCCAGCGAGGTAACAAACAAGCGGAGTACATCGTATGAATCGGATCCCCCGGAGGGAGGTCGAAGACTTTACAGACAAGGACTTGCAGGACATCTACGCGCAAGTTGAAGAGCTTGATGTTGTCGGGATCGACGCATTCAAGGATGAGTTCTTGGACAGCATTGAGGTAAACAGCGAGGTGGCGGGTACGCCGCTGCCGTTCCCCAACACCGAAGACAAGCTACGCCTACGGAGCGCAGAGGTGTCGGTCTGGGCTGGGATTAACGGTCATAAGAAAAGCACACTACTGAGCCAGATATTGGTACACGCTGCACAACATCACCCGGTTGGGCTGGCATCGTTTGAGATGCGGCTGCAGGATACCGCCAAGATGATGTGCAAGCAGGCTGCTGCAGTGGATCGTGTGTCCCAGCACTTTGCCGAAGACTTTATTGAGTGGAGCCGGGACCGGATCTGGTGGTACAGGGCGCTAGGCTCAGTGACCCCGCTACAGGCATTGGGTAGCGTATCCGCGATGGCGAAGCGTGGCGTGAAGCTGGTGGCACTGGACAACTTGCAATTCATGGGGGTTACCGATGATCCGGAGCGGGAGAGGTTGTTCTTCAACCAACTAATATCGCTGGCTGAGGCGCTGAAGATCCACATTGCTATTGTGCATCACGTTAGGAAGCCGCCGCAGGGCGGGGATGAATATATCCCGACTAGGTTCGATGTCCGGGGCGGCAGCACTATCACGGATCAAGCCCATGTTCTTTGTATTACGTGGCACAACAAGCTACGGGCTATGGCGAAGCGCAAGCACGAGGACGGCATACCGCTGACTGAGCGCGAGACCGCAGAGTTAGCTGAGGGCGTCGATCAGCGGCTAGTTGTGGCGAAACAGCGCCACCATCACTGGGAAGGAACCATCGCCTTGTTTGATGGCCCCGGGCAGACGTTTAAGCGGTCAGAGTCAGCCAATAACATAAGAGTCGATATTCCGAGGAGTGAGCGATGAAGCGGGAGAGCGTTGAAGAATACTTGATGCGTGGGGGAAAAATAAAACAATTACCTCCAGAGCCAGAACTGGGACATAGGACACAAACTAAAGGCCGCGTGAGGAACTGGCAGAGAGCAAGCACAGGAACTAAAGGGAGGCTAAAGTGATGAAGTGGGAATCGGATCAGGTCGGCGGCAGTCACTACAAGACCATGAAGATACAGCCTCTGGACTACGCGCTGCAGAATGGTCTGGGCATATGTGAACACGCGGTGGTCAAGTATGTGTCACGGTGGAAGATGAAGGGCGGGATACAGGATCTGGAGAAGGCCCGACACTACATCGACATTTTGATTGAGCAAGCTAATGCGTAACTGGAGCAACAGCGCGTCTATCGCAGTAGATGATCCGGGGCGTCACCAAACCGCTAAGGCGGCAGAACTATTGGTCAGGGATGAGCTAGGTGCGAGTAGGGTGTCAGAGTCAAATATTGGATGCTTGTGGGACTTAGAGTTCTGCGGCATAAAGATTGATGTGAAGACTAAGCAGCGGAATGTGTCGCCACAAGCGCACCATGACGCCCATGTTGAGGCGTCACAAATTGACTACCCAGTTGATGCCTACGTTTTTTGTAGTAGCAACATGAAGTCAGGCAAAACTGAGATGGTCGGCTGGGCGTGGAAACACGACTTTGACCGGCTGTGTAGGAAGGTAAAGAAAGGCGATCCTGATGGCCCGTTCCGGGAGAGAGCGGATGCTTTCAAGATCAAGCACGATCTATTACGACCCATTGAGGGAATGAGGGAAGCTATGAGTGAGTTTTGGTTAGTAAAGGACAAGCAGCAGCTGCGCCAGCGGCTTGAGTTTTTCCAAAAGTATTTGGAAAGCGAATGGAACTGGGAATACCCAGTTGAGTGGAAGGTAAAGCGATATGTGGCAAAGCGGTCGCTATCTCAGAATGCGCTCTTCCATGTTTGGTGCCGGGAGATGGCTGAACACTTCAAATCGAAGGGTGCAGATATCACTGAAGAAAAAATGAAAGAGCTGATAAAATACAAGCTGTTAGGTACGGAAGATCGGCAGATAAACAACACGGTGATCCCCGGGCAAGTGCGGGAGACCAGCGGGTTGGATCGTGGGGAGATGATGGACTTCATGGACGGTGTATTGGAGTGGGCGTTGGATCACGGCGTGAAACTCACCTGTCCCCAAGACTCGGAGTACATGACACTTAAACGGGGGTAATGGATGCACCATCCGCTACTAGACTTTTGTACCACTGAAAAACAGATTTCTGTAATTAGCTTGTGCATGGTTCAAGGGCTTTCGCAAAGGGATGCCGCAAAAGAATTACAATGCACTAGAGACGCCGTTAAAAACCAGATTCAAGCGGTAAAAGAAAAGGCCGCTCGCAGAGGTTATAGCCCGGACCATGATTGGCGGAACCCGGTTCCTGACGGTCATAAAATCAAGGGCGTCTCGACGTTCTATGATGAGGATGGCAAGCCGGTACGCCAGTGGGTTAAGTCTCAGACTGATGAGAAGCGCCAGTTTGAGATCCTTGTGGAACGTCTGGAGGCCGCGCAAGAGGGGCTAAAGCCGTTCAAGCCCGTGGCTGCGCCGAAGTCTGTTGATGACGATCTGCTCACGCTACTTACCATCACCGACTTTCACCTTGGGATGTACGCCTACGAAGCTGAGACCGGGGATGATTGGGATATGCGTATCGCCCGGGACGTATTCCTTAATTCGGTTCACGATATGATCAAGGCATCACCTAAGTCTGGCACTGGAGTTCTATGTCAGCTAGGTGACTTCCTGCACTGGGACGGGATACTCAGCGTCACGCCGCAGTCGGGCCATATTCTGGACGCGGACACCCGGTACGGTAAGTTGGTAGAGATGTCGATGTCTGTTATGACCGAGGCGGTCAGGATGATGCTGCGGAAGTTCGACAAGGTTGTGGTGATATCTGCCGAGGGCAACCATGACATCTCAGGTAGCATCTGGCTGCGGAAGCACATCAAGCACTTGTTTGGGGGTGAGCCGCGGCTGTCGGTGATCGACAACGACTTCCCCTACTACGCATACCTACACGGTGAGACGATGCTCGCGTTTCACCACGGTCACAAGGTTAAGCTGGCTAATCTTCATAAGCTGTTCGCTAGTGAGCCAAGGTTCCGCGAGATGTGGGGGTCAGCCACCACAACCTATATCCATACCGGACATTACCATCATGAGCGGGTGGTGGAGGACGGCGGCGCTATCGCAGAGATGCACCCGACACTAAGTGGCAGGGATGCGTATGCTGCGCGAGGCGGATGGGTGTCACGCCGGGGGGCAAAGGCGATTACCTACCATAAGACCGAGGGCGAGATAGCCCGTATAACCGTGAGGCCGCGATTGTGATTCCAGTATTTAAGATGCCGATGGGCAAGGGCGAGGTTGCGATCCTGACTGAGACAGTCGGCGGCGCAATGTCGAACACCACTAACAGAAGCCTGACTGACGTTTACACCGACACATGGCCCGATGGCATTACGGTTGATGTCAATCTGGAGAACTTTACCCGGGTGTGGCTCACCTGTCTCTGCTGCGAGCTAGAAGAGCTAGAGGGCGAGATGGAGTTTATTGTTGGTGAGGTCAGTACGGAGGTTCATTGATGGCGGTTAAAAGAGACGCCGCGGACATTTGGTTTAGCAAGGCGGTCCGGGCGAGGGACGGCAAGTGCCTGCACACTGGTAGGACTGACGTATTAGAGTGCGCCCACATCTACGGACGCCGGGCTAAGATCCTGAGATGGTCCCTTGATAATGCGGTTAGCCTAACCCACAGCAGCCACCGTTACTTTACTGAGAACCCTGTAGCGTTCCACGATTGGCTGGAGCAGACGCTGGGCGAGGGGCATATGACGATACTGCGTGAGAAGGCGCGGGGTCATATGAAGACCAACGAGGCGCTGCGGCGAGAGATAGCCAAGCATTATCGGGAAGAACTCAAGAAATTAGAGGCAGATCCCGACTACAAATTAATTTCATTTAATTAATAAAAAGGGTGTACACGCACACAGATTAGTGTACTATCTGTCTTGTAGTATCAATTAACACATACCTTGGAGGGTATAGATATGAGCAACGTATACGCTAAAGCTGAATCAAAGATCGCTGAGTTAGAGGCTAACATCGCTGGCTATCGTGCTGCAGGCGCAGACGAGGCAAAGGGTAAGGCGATGCAGGAGCGTGTAGCAGCTATCTTTGATCGCATCGTTGAGGGTGATAAGTCTGCTTTCGATGAACTGGCAGAGCAGGGTGACTACATCCAAGATCCTAGCTACCGTCTAGCGTCAGAGCTTCCAGAGCTTGCTGGTCTCAAAGAGACGCTGACGCTTCCCCTCGCCAAGATCGGCAGCACTCGCTACCTGATCACCGATGACGACAAGGGTCTGATCTCGCCTGCTGGCTATTGGGATGACGGCATCTTTGTCAAGAATGACGTATGGATCGAGACTAACAGGTTGCCTCG